TCACTTGGGCATATAGGCCGTCAGAATCAGCCTTGGCTTCGCTTGCTTATCAATCTGACATAACCGCGAAATCTGGCCGCTCCCCGAGCGCTGAGAATCCAGCGCATATGTACAGCGGGACGGATGATCAAATTCAGCCAGCATTGCGGCATCTTGGGTATCAAAAGCCCCCCACAACACACTCAGTAAACAGACCTGATCACTTTTCAGATAGTGCTGAAAAGCCATCACTCGGGCCATATTCATATGCATTCTCTGCCGCTCACGGGCGTGACGAAACTGTTGCTCATGCATTGAGAACACTTCATACCAGACGGATTTATGTTCCTGTCGGATACCGAAATCAGCGTAAGAGGCTCTCCGTTTACTACAAACGTCAACTTGATCATCCTTTTCTTGGTAATGAAGGTAGTTATCGTGGACGGTATAGCGTGGTGTATAGGTCAGTTGTGAATGCGGATGATATTGTCGCAGCGTTTGCCCCAACTCGACCGTCAGCCAGGATTTCGCAAAGGCGCGGATCTCCGGATCGGCAAGATACTGATTGGCTCGCTGAAAATCATAATGCTTGGCAAAAAAGCTGAGAAGTTGTTGGGCGTTCATCTGTGCTCCTTACATGATGGATTCATCGATGGTGTGGTGTACAGTGGTGACTGTAAGCGATTAGAGGTGTTGGATCTCGGTGTTTTTTCCTGAGTTCTCAAAGCGCTGCTTTCGGTTGGTGTTGGCGTTGAGTTGTTCGGTTTTTTAGATATCTCCGGCCACGGGATATGACGCACAATTTAGTTTTTCGATTTCAGAGGCATCGGTGCTCTGTGCGCCAGTAACTCTTGCCAAGATGCAAGAGTCACCAGAAAATCTTTTTTATTTGGCTGAGTTACGCGTTGTCCAGAACCGACTTTTACGGGCGTCCTGCCCGGAAAAGCCTAACCATTCTTCCTTGAATGGTTTTCTTTGGTGGGTGGTTGATTTGAATAAAGTGAAACATTGAATCAACAAAGCTCAATTGATCGATGCTCTCAGGGTGAAAAATCATGGACGATTTTTTATTTTTGTTTATAACCAAATGATTTTATTGAAATTAATTAAATTTTTGCTTGTTAAAAAACCAATTTTAGACACGCATTGCTACACGCAATTGTTTTGAATAATCATAGACTTACATGAACAACAATGAAGTGCCTAATTTAAGGTTTGCTTGATTTTTAAACATATTGACTATCTTTGCAAGCCCTGATTTTGCAGGAAAAGGACTGATACAAAAAGAGCCACAACATCATGCGGCTCTGAATGGGTTCCGTTTTAAACACTACCTTGATTGATGGTGGGTTCTATTTAGTAATGACTGACTAATTCAATGATTTTTGGATCAACATCAGCGAGCATATTTGCCAGTTCCCGAAATGATTTTCCGTCTTCTGGGCGAGAATCAGGATCAGCACCAAAATCAAGCAATAGTTTCACGACATCATATAAATATGGTTTGCCTTTAAATGACATTCGAAGAGCATTTACAGTATCTATTCCTCTGTGCTCAATCAGCTTATCCGCTCCATTTTCTAACAATAACCGCATCCCCTCGACGTTGCGTTGACGAACGGCATAAATCAGTGGCGTATAGCCATAGCTATCAATTGCGTTGACATCCAACCCTTGGTCAATCAGAAACTGCACCGATTCAAGTGGTGCTCTTTCCTCTAGTTTTGTAGAGGGAGACATAAATACGTGATGTAGGTATGTCCAGTGCTCTGATTCTGTGATTTCATGAATATCAGCACCTTTACCAATAAGCGCTTTGACTTCATCAAGCTCGCCATCCAGTACAGCATCGTATAATTCGTATTCGTAACTCATTATGTCTTCCTATTTTTCAAAAATGCTCTCATATCTCTGAGAATTTTTCTTAAATCATCACTGCCCGGTTTTTCATTGACATGACTAAGGTTGGTCTTGGCATCCTCAATCAGAAAATAGTCAGGATGTGAATTCACAAAATCATTCAATTCTTCCTGCGTCATACCTATCTGGTCAGCCGCTAAGAGAATACGTCTGTTTTCAACACCAAATCGATGTCCATAGTGCCAGTCCGTAATCACATTACCTTTATCATCAATAAATTGACCTTGTGCATTCTTTTCGGCCTCTTCTTCAATCTGCCGTTTGGTATCAGCCCTCAACGTTGTCCGGTCAAGGTTTGGTTTCGGGTGCTTGCTCGCACCAAACTGACCATTCGGTTGACGCACTTGATGACTATAGACCACATACAGTGGTGGTAATCCGGTATCGGCCGGAAAGGTCAGAATATAGTCTTGTAAATCCGCATCAGCAATTGGCGTGATGTAGGTGTTATCAAATTCTTGACCTTGCTCAGCCTCCGGATACACCCAGATATTGTAAGTTTGCAGGTCAGGAATGGGATTGACAAGGATCGGTTTACCGCCAAAATCGCCGCTCATCGGTATCCATTCAATAGTGACATCCGGCTCTAACTCAACGATAAATTTATCACTGACCCGATTCACTTCACGTTTGGGAATATTCACCCCATTGACATGATAACCGTAAATCCGATTATCAGCATTGAACCCTAAGCGGATATTGGTTTCAACCGTGGTTTTATCCATCAGGTCATTTTCATTGTACAGCGTGCCGTCACCAAGTTGGCTGGGCATAAATGCAGCCAAAATGCCAGCCTTCGGGTCAATTTTTACTACGGTAAAACGGTGCTTGTCGGCTCCGATTTCGTCACCGTCTTCACGCAAGGCATAATCACGCATGATATTGACCATCTTTTGATATTGATGCTTTTCGACAAATAACAGTAAGTGCCAGTGTGGTGTCCCGTCGTGTTGTGGCTCAGCCACCCGAAAGCCATAAAAGCGGATGTCTAGCCGATTAAGTTTGGCTCGAATAAGCTGCCACTGTTTATTGAGATAAGCTTGCCCGTCTAATGGGGTCAATCCTTCCCACTTGGGATTGATAGCACCTGATTTGGAATAACTGCGGTGATACTTTGACGGGCAGGTGATGGTTAAAAAGGTCGCTTCATGCCCTAAGTCTTGCGCCAACTCTTCAAAGCCTCTGGCTCTGACCATCAGCTCACCTTTTCTGATTTTCGGGTCAGCCACACCTTTTTGTGATAATGCCAGTAATAAAAAGGTCGAAAAAGAGTGGCGATTGCATGAAGAAGTTCATGCCAAGTGGTACCGATTCGCAGGCTTGTACCTTATTCGAAATGAAGAGGGTCAACCACAACCAACGGCTATTGGGTGTCTGGAAACACTAGAAAAAGCTTTGGTGCTACTGCAACACGCTCACGACAAGTACGACAAAGTGGGTGTGAAAACCAAAATTGGTCAAATCGAGCAACGCATTCGTGCCATTAAAGATGGCAAGAATCTGTAAAGACTCCTACGCCGCCGAGCCTCGGCTGGTGAGGTAAGAGTGCCAATAGGCTAACTCAATACCGTCGACCCAGTGGCTAGAGGCTCACTTATTTAAAGAGGAATAACGATGTTTTCGGGATCTTCCGGTTCGGATTATCAAGCGACAGAAATCACCAATGACGGTTTTTGGCCGAACATCAATGCAGGTGACTTTGAAAAACGTCGCGGTATTCCTGCAGCTCAAGATTCAGAACGTATTGCTATTGCTCTAGTTAATGCTGTTTCGGAAGTTAATCAGCAACTTGAAGACTTGAAAGCTAAGTATCAGGAAGAGGGGCACGCAACTGCTGGCGATGTTCCTGCTTTTCCGGAGATGCTTGGTAAAAACCGTGTTGTATATCAATACGAATCAGCAGTGTTTGCGAGAGCCAAAGCTGACTTGCTGCCAGACATTGCCACTGTTCACACCAAGGACAAAGGCGACCATATGGCAGACAGAAGCGCCGAGGTGCGCACTGAACTGCTTTCTGAAAGTCAGCGCATTATTCGAAACATGAAAGGGCTAAACCGTTCATCGGTGGATTTGCTATGAGTACGCAGTACCAAGCAGGTTACAAGCTGCGTGACCTAAACGCATTTTTAATCAGCGTTGTGGGCGACAAGATAGCCAAGCGCATGGAATGTGAAATGGGCAAGGTTGAGTTGAAACTCGAAACCAAGCACATGGGCCATGGCTTTGACCTGCTTTATCAACGTTATGTTGCTGATTTCTACTTCGATAAGTTCCCTTTCAAAGAATACGACCCTGCAGTGCTGTTTGCTAACGTTGGGGCTTGGTTGATGGACAACGATTCTGACCGTTTCCACATTGAAGACCTAGACGACCCAGACGTAGATGTAGTGCTGGAAGATGAGAAAAACGCCGAAGTGCTGATCTCAGTGATGTTTGAAGAACCAGTCAAAGTGACCGCTGACCCAGACGGGCCAATCTATTGGAATGGTCAACGCTGGAAGATTGAAGAGTACGAGATTTGGCAGGCGGAAAGGCTATCAAATGTAGTTATTCGCAATGTATGAGATACGGGCAGATAAGCGCAGTTATCTGCGAGTTAAAGAGCAATTCGAGCTGTTAAAGCTTGATAAAAAAGCCAGAGCCAGAGTGCTGAAAGAGCTTGGTAAATACATCACCAAGACGACCAAAAAGAACATTCGAGCACAGCGTGACCCAGACGGTAAATCGTGGTCAAAGCGCAAAAAAGGCAGGCGCAAGATGCTTAGAGGCTTCACCAAGAAGCTAAAGCATTTTCAAAAAGACAATAACCGGGTTTTGGTTGTTGGTTGGCCCTCAAGACGAGGAACCGTAGCACTGGCTCATCATACAGGTGAAGCAGAGAAAAGCGGTTTGCAGCAGAGGTTCAAGCAAGCCAAGAAAGCGAAAGAGCCAAAGAAAACCGACCCGGCAACTAGAGAGCAAGCGAAAGAGCTACGCGATTTAGGTTACAGACTTCCGCCCCAAGGCAGGCAGAAGAGAGGCAAAAAGCCAACGCTCAAATTCATTACTCAGAATATGACCGTAGCCGAAGCCGCAAAACTGATTAGTGATCTGGAAAACAAAACTCCATCACGTAAGTGGGAAGTAGATCGCCCAGAACGCCGATTGATAGGCATTAGTCCCAAACGGGCAGCAATGATTATCAAGCGGGAATTGAATCGAAACAGGAGCAACTAAACATGGCATGGCCTACCGTCATTATTAACATTCTGAACATGATGCGCGGACCGATTCCGGGCGTTGAATTTCACTTTCTGTTTGTTGTGTACGGCACAGTCGCAGGAACAGAGCGCAACCTAATCATGGTGGACAACACCACGGATTTTGCAGACAGCACGTTCGATAACATCGACCCTGTGCACATGCTTACGCTAAAAGCCGCCCAGTTAAACGGGAAACAGAACTGGACTGCAGGTGTGATCGTCTTAGACCCAGCAGACAGTTGGCAAGCCGCAGTGTTTAAAGCCAATGAAACATCAAGCTTTGAAGCCGTTGTCCTTGATAAGCCAGATACAGGCACATCGACTCTTGAAGATGCTGTTGCTTTTCGTACTGAACTGAAAAACAAGTTAGGCCGTGAAGTATTCATGATCTGCACCTTACCGGGTATCAATGATGATTCTGTGACGGGTGAAACATGGGCGGAGTGGTTGGCAGCAACAGTAGCGGTACCAACAAGCATCGCAAGTGAGTACATCACCGTTGTTCCTCAAGTTCACAAAGAAAACTCAACAGTCGGTATTTACGCTGGCCGTTTAGCAAACGGGAGGTAGTCAATGTTAGCTCTCGATGGTGTGCCGGTTAACTTAGACTCGATGAAAGTTGAAATGTCGATGGAGTTAAAAGACCAAGACATGAGCGGTCAATCATCGGGTACAGATACGGCAGAGCAAGGCGATAAAGGCAAGAAACTGACCTTTAGTGGTCGTGTTCCATTCACACGTGTAGAAACGCTCACTCAGTTGTATTCGCTTGCATCGGACAAAGACGACACCAATACGCGCAGGGTTTATCGGATTGGTAATGATATTGCGTTAGCACTCAAGATTCGCAATGTGAAATTTACTGGCCGTATCAATGCGAGAGAGCATGAAACATTACAGGCTTGGAACGTCTCTTTTGAGTTGCGAGAGCACAACAGTGTGGCAGAACAAAAAGAGCAACGAGCCAAAGAGCAAACCAAACCAGAACAGCGAGAAAACACACGACTAAAACAAGCACTGAATAACGCAGAGGAAGCAACGCAATGAAGCTAGAAAAACGCCTGTTTATTAGTGGTGAAGAAGTCAAACTGATTAGTAACATGGTGAGCCTAAAGCTATCACTAGGCAGTGTTGCGATCTTCGAAGTTGAAACCAAGGAAAAGCCAGAGCAGTTTGCGTCTGTACGTTTTGATATTGGTTACGAGAACAAAACCACCCCTTGGTTTGAGGGGTATATCGACAAAGTTCAACCTGCAGCAAATGGCTATCATAAGATTACGGTTAAAGAACTGGCTGGCATTTTGTCTAAACGTTGGGCGGTTAGTCTAGAGCACCCGACCGCAGAGCAGGTGATCGGCGTTCTTTCTGATTTGACAGGGCTTGAGTTTAATTTGCCTGATGCTGACTACATCAAAACCACTATTCCAAACTTTGTTTGCCAAGGAACGGGCTATCAATGTTTAGAGCAAATCGCTAAGGCTTTTTCTATTCCTGATTGTGTTTGGTTCCAACATACTGATCAGGTCGTGTACTTCGGTTCGTATCAAGATAGTCATTTCGGCAATAAACCCATGCCAGTACCGGAAGAGTTCACTAGTCGCCAAAGTGGTAACAGTGTCACCTTTGTTCCGTTTCCTATGTTAAGACCGGGTAGAGTCATGAACGACAAGCGAGTTAATCGAGTTGATTTAATTCAAGACGAAATGACCGCTTATTGGAAAACTGAACAATCCGAAGTGTCACCGAAGAAACGTGAAACGCTGCAGAACTTCCCAGAGTTGGCAGCAGGTTTTCATTTGCCTAAGTTTGGCCGTGTTGAGGTAGTAAGAGACACAGCGACAGCCGGGCAAGTTGCTGACCCATTCCGCCCAAGATTTGCGGTAGATGTTCAGGTTCTTGATGAAAACTTAAACCCTGACATTAACGTGCCTGTCTATCGTTCGATTCCATTGCCTGTTCATATTAGTGGGCATGAATCTGGATTGCTGTCTTACCCGCTAGAGGGAACATTGGTTGAAATCGCTTTCGCCTATGGTCGCAATGACAAACCTATCATTCGTGGTGTTTATGGCCGTGAATATGCATTGCCGTCGATAGAGCCGGGGGAACAACTGCAGCAGCAGCGTGAAGAGGTCAGCAACCGAATTGATGCAGCAGGAAACACCACCCAGAAAACCGACCAAACGCAAAGCCAAAGAGCATTCGAAAAGCTCGACCAAGTGGAACGCTATCGTGGTGCATTTGGTCAGCACCATATTTTGGTTGATGAGCACAGCATTGAAGAAGTGATCGGCAAAAAGCTTATTGAAGCACTAGGCGCAATTAACCTAATAGCAGGTGATGACATAGTGCTAGGCAGCTTGGGCAATATGCAAACCGCGACTGCTGGCGAACTGGTAGAGACTATCGGCAAAGTTCGCCGAAGTATTGCCGCTGAGCATCAATGGTTGCAGTCACCAAAAACGTGGGTAGGCTCTAAGCAAGAGAACGTTTTAATTCTTCTGTCTGAACTTATGCAGGTAGTGAAAGAACTTGCCGACACATTAGCGACTCATACGCATAGTGGTGTAGTAGCTGGCCCGGCAACAACTAAAGCACCAGTTCAAGCGAGTGCCATTAGTGGCCATGGCTCGGATAGTTCCAACCTCAAAGGGCGACTCGACCCAATTACACAAACAAGTTAGCCCACAGAAATCCCCACAATCAACGCAGCCAAACGGCTGTGTTTCTTTATGTCTGCATCAAGGCAAAACCAGAACAACACCACTACGGGGCAAACAGCGACCACAGAGCCACGAAACACAACGACCGGATGACAAAATCCGCACTCTCCTCACCCGCCTGCGCGGTTTTTCGAACAGTTTTTTTACAGTTTTTGAGTTATGAAAAATCAGGGGGGCAGCAAACCAAGCGGATGAGGAGCAAAGCCTTTTGCTATAAGGAGCTTCGGGGTGGGGCAACCCCTATCAAAATGGCTCATATAGCCCTATATAGAATTTCAGTCATTTCAGTTTTTTTCAGTAAATTGAAAAATTAACGATCAGAAAAGATCTAGTGCCTGCTTGTAAGCTATTGATAAATAATGGGTGGAATGTTTTTTGTCACTGTTTAGATGATCTGAAAAGGATTTTTAAAGATCTCTTCTGTGTCTTGTTAAGCTAGATAGGACAAGGCTTGAAAGCGAATTTTAGTGGATTTGTATTTTTTCAAAACAGAACAGAGGAAAAAAAGAAAAGCTTTACGGAAACATTAGACAAAGTGATACCACAAAAAAGCGGATTTTGTTAACTGATTATGAAGAAAAGAAAGCAAATTACAGTGGGATTGGTGGAGTTTGAATGTGATGAATGCAGCGGTGGTGTGTACCGAGTGGTAGTGTTCAAATTTCTGTGTCATTTCTTTAAACTGAACCAAAAAGGAAATGACACCTTATGTCTGACGATAAATTCGAAATTGATATTCAAGCTTTTGCCAAAGCATTGCAATCCGGTCAGGGCCTCAACGGCAAAGACGGTTTGCTCACCCCGTTGATTAAGCAAATCACTGAAGCCGCGCTCGGGGCTGAAATCGAACAGCACCTTGAAGCTGAGCCCGACAATCGCAAAAAT